AACAACACTGCCGCACCGGATTTCATGCGCGACATGTCAACTGAGCTTGGCGCGTGGTCGAGAATTTCTTCGCCAAACCATCGCTTCACAGGAGCCTCGCTCGAAAAACGAACTCGAACCGTGCGCTTCTCTTTATTGAACGTGCTACGGTTCAACTCAAAACTCCTGTGAAGCGTTCCGAGTTTAGAGCCCGTCGTTAGTTTGTTGTCTGCTTTCGCTGACATCGAATGGTGAAATCGAACAGAATTCTAGTTTCGTCAACTGTCTTTTTCAAACTGCCTGCATTGGTTGCTGTTCGACAGTTTGAGGTTGTTCAACCTTACCGTTAGCGCCGGCAAACGTAAGTCCATTTTCCTTTGCGATTTCCTTCTCCACTTTTTGAGTGCGGCAAATATCCTCGTAATCGTCGCCAGATTCCTCAGTCCATTTCGTGCGCGTGGAAAGTCCACCGTCAATTTCCATCAACGCAGCACGAATATCCTTTTCAGGATCAACCCAAGGCCAACGCCTGCCGGTGAACTTCGGCTTGTTGAAAATATCGAACTTCGACAACGGCAAATTGATTGCACCGTTGAGAAGTGACGTGCGAAGCCATTCCTCGAAAATGTCCACGCACAAGTGCTGAATCATATGGCACTGAATTTTCTTATAGCCTTCCTGCTCTTCAATTTTTCCGGCGCGCATACTGGAATAGTTAGCCATGCTCAAATCGCCAGTGAGCGTTGCATAGCTGATATTCAATCCAGCCGAAATTCCGAAGAGCGCATTCTTAACGAAGTCGCCGTATTGTTGCATTGGATGCTGAGGGTCATACGGCGTGAACGTCATGCCAGGAGGCAGCACGTCCTTTTGTCCTGTCTCGAAATCGTTATAGGTTCCGCTCGTTTGCGTCGTGCCGTCTGCGCCGATTGTCAATTCGTCTTCGCCTGCGTAGCTGTCTCCTCGGTCGCTTGTGAAATATCCACCCTTAACAGCGGCTTCGCGTGCGGCCACAAGCTCTGCTAGTTCGTATTCTTTCAAGTGCTGCAATCGAAGCATCGACGGAGCAATCCACGGGACGCCCATGCATTGCGTTACGCGCTCCTTGACGAAATAGTGGATAAACTCGCTGGCGTTGTATCGCGTGGTTCCCCATCGTCCGCGTTGACCGCCGAAAAGCAAATCGCCGGGATGCCGGTCGAGAATGTGATAGGCAACGGTCTTTCCGTAATTGTTCTTTTCGACGCCCATCGTGATGCGATTTCCACCGGGAGTCTGTTGCGCTTCGGTCTTGTTGACATCAATCATGTCAACTTCCATGAGCTGCAAAGCGAATCCGAATTTGTTAATGTTCGGGTCGATTACCTTGCGAAACAAAATACCGCCGTCAGTTGGAACTTGTCGCACTGCCAACCGAGTAACATCAAAAAAAGAATCTTCGCCGGTTACGGTGCAATTCTGCTTTTTGCAAAACTCGCGCCAAGCCTCTTCAATCTTTGCGTTCGCAACCGCGTCGAGCTGCTCAAACGTCGGCGGACGCATTGCCTTCATTTGGAGCGAGAAACCAACATCGTCTTTGAGCACGTTGTTAGTTAGCGCATTGAGAAAGCGAGCGACGTAATCCGATTCTCGCGCAAGGTGACGGGCGCGATTTCGCAACGATACAATGTCGTATTGAATCTCAGAATCAGCCGTGCGCGTGGATAGCGCCGATAAATCAGCAGTCAGTCGGTTGTGCGCTGCCGCTTCATAGCCGCGCTTGAACACTGGCTTTGCCTGACGGCGTCCGATGCCGTGCCGATTCTTAAATGCGCTTACGCGCTGTTCGTATGTTGTCATCGCGGTCTAACGAAACGAGTTAATACCTTTTGCATCTTGCCGGCGTTCTGTTCCTGTTTCACTTTCGATTCAACGTAAGCCAATGCCTTAAACGCATCGTTCATCGTCACAACTTCAGTTGATACACCGTTGAACGAATAGCGAATGACTTCACGGATGACGCCGGATTGAATGACTTCGCGGAGTTGGTCCCTGATTTTTTCCCAATACGTGCGCGTATCGAGATAACCTAACTCTTCACTCTGAATGTTAGGCGTGATGGTGATTTGACCGCGATAAATCTCGTAACGAATCGTTGAGTCAGAAACGTAACCAACGATCGTGTAGTTGCCGGGAGTCCATTCGGCGGTTGTGGCTGCCGTTGCCGAGACGAGGAAGTCAGTGCCGGAAGTCGTGGCAGAAATGACTATTTTCTGAACGGAAGGAAGACTTGAAATGAGGACGTAGGTAAGCGAGTAATCCGCCGATGAGTAATCGGCTAGGCTTTTGGTAAAGCGGAGTGTGTCCCCAGCTTGGATTATTGTCGGCTCGTAAGTCGGAACAGTCGCGGACATAGCAAGCCGCGAACTATTACCGAATTCTCAAAAGGTCAAAAACAAAAACCTAGAGCGCGAGATGATATCTCCATTTTGAAACTCTAGGCTTTCTAACGACTATGGCATCATCCGGCATATTTCCTCGCCGTCCATATTTCTTGCCCGTGCGCTCGTCGTAGTAGTCGCATCGTGGAGTCTTGCGCTCGTCGTCTGTCTTTCCGTCCGATATCCAATTTGCAGCCTTGTATATCGTTCCGCAATGCCCAGCGGAAGGATCGGCGTAGCTGAGAAGATGTTTTACGTCTCGATTGTTTTGCTTGATGTAACGGACGCTCCTGCCTATCAACCATGTCTCGGCGTTGCGCGGTATTTCGTCAAGTAGATAGAGCCTTGCAAGTTCCCATGTCTTGCCTCCGTATCGTTTGTCCGCTTCACGCGGTGGCATTGAATAAACAATCATTCCAACAGGTTCACCTTTGACCATCATCCTTAAAGCTAAAACGACTACTGCGGGTCTCTTTTTTAGATAGTGAGCATTAACGGTGCGGGTGAGCGATGAGACGGAGCGCGCCAATGACGGTCGGACTCGCGGTGGACGTGCCCGCGCTCCGTCTCATTCGCTCCAACCGCTTGTTCTGGCGCAGTTTTCGGGGCGTGAAAAATAAATGAGAAATACTGTTGACGGGCGCGCACGTCGGATGTAATGTGTATCCGTAATGAGCGAGGCCCAGTAAGCCGAGCCGACAAAAAACAAAATGAAAGCAACGACCTGGAACACCTACCGCACCACTGGATACACGCACGATGTCGCACAAGACCAACGCTCCGCCGGTGGAGTCCACCACCACCAAGTGCGCCGCACCAAGAGCGGCTGGCAGAAGCGAATCGTCCAAAGCAACGGCAACCACAGCGCGACCGGCGAAGTGACGCCGATGAGTGACGCGGACGGCGAGGCCGCCTACGCGACGGCGCAGAAAGCCTGATATGCACTGCCCCCACTGCGGCAAGGAAATCGAGACTCAGCAGAAGCGCGCTGCTGAGTCTCGCTGGTCGTCAATGACCAAGGCCGAGCGCGCCGCCGAAATGTCCCGCGTGCGAAAGCTCGGCGTGAAGCGGTCGAAAACCAAGGCGCGTCTCCTGCGCCAGAACAAACTGATCGATCTCAGTTATTGAGCATTTTTCTACTGATGAACATTTTCTCCATTCAGAATCAAAAATGTCATTTGAAAGTTCTTGGTTGTTTTCCATATCTCACTTCCCAAATCTACTCCCGAACCTCGGCTTGAACATCTGCGGACGTTGCAACTTGTAAGCCTTGCGCGGTGGCTGAGGAATCGGCACTGCCGGCGATTCGGCCTTCTCTTCGTCGTCGGGTGTCTTGTCCAATGCTTTCATCTTCGCCGCTATCAGTTGCAAGTCTGGATTCAAGATTTCCAGCGCGGCGAGCGTGTAAACCTCAAGATCCAATGCCTCGTTACGTGCGCGTATCTTGTGCCATTCAATGATTGTGTATCCGCGTCGCTTGACCGGCTTCGGAGCTTCCGCGCCAAGCTGCGCGAAATACTCTTCATCGAAGCCGTAGCCGACAGGGTAGTGCATGAATCGCGGGCCCGGTTGCTCAAGCTTCAATCGGCCATGCACGGTTTGTTTCGCTAAGTTCGTGCCGACGATTTTTAGCGAGATGCCTTTCTTTGGTTTGCGCTGCGACACAAGCGGAGCGGACGGCGTAGAGCTTCCTTTGAGCGCGTAAACACCGGGGCCTTGTTCGCTTGGTTGCCTTGGCCTGACGAAACGATAAACCGGGTCTGCAAATCCTTGGTCATTGGCTTGTCCACCTGAGTCAATGAGCGTAATCGGAATGGTCATCTTACCGAGAATCGGATGCTGGTATTCTCGATTGATGATTGCGTCTAGCGATTTCCAGACATCCAACTTGAACGGGTCACCAAACAACACGCCGGTTTCAATGCCCCAAGACTCGCCGCCGAGACCGTGACCTTTAACAAGCCACTGCAATCGGTCGCCCTGCGTGTCCACAGTCATGGTCAGCACGAGACATTTTTTCGGAATGCTTGGCCCGTAGGTCTCGCGCCGGTTGTAAACCGGATTGATGTCTATCTTCTCGAAATCCTCTTCGTAACACTCCGCTAGAAACGTGTTAATCCACACGCGCATCTGTTCCGGTCCACCCGCTTTTGCCTCAAGGAACTTGACGACGAACTCATGGAGATAGGACTTATACGCCCGCTTCTTTCCCATGATGCGATAGAGACCGCTGAGATGATAGCCGCGTCGAATTGAACCGGGACGTGTCGCAATCCACCGCCCAGCCATGACCATTCGCACGCGTTCAAAATCGCTCAACTCAGCGTTGCATCCTTCGCATACGTAAACGGCTTCTTCCGGCTTGGAGACACTGTTTCCGTTTGCGTCTATCCAAGTCCATTTCACGTTAGCCCATTTGAGCGTCTGGAGATGTCCACACCTTGGGCAGTTGCAGTGCCAGTAGCGTTTATCGGAATCGTCGAATAGAACTTGGATGCGAGATCCTATCCATCCGCCTTTACCGTCCGGCACTGGCTTGATGGTCGGAGTGCTCGCCTTAATCTTGACGGCATCGTGAAAGTTTTCTGCGCGACCGTCTGCTTGTTCAACCGGGTCGCCTTCGCTGTTTGGCTGGTCTGAATCAATCTCGTCTTGGATGACGACACGGCACGAAATCGCACGAGTGCCAGCGGCTGAGTTCGCGCCAATCATCGTGACGCTACCACCGGGGAACATCTTGTTGTAAATCGTGTTTCCGCTATCGCGTTGTCTCGGGTCTTTGACCTTGTTCTTTAGCCGTGGCGTCTCGCGAATGACTGGCGTCAGTTTCTTTTGAGAGAATTTCTTTGCCGAATCTAGCGACGGGTATTTAACCAAGACGTTGCACGGGTCAACGTCGATGAAATAGCAAATCGCATTGATGAGCGTCTCGGTTTTTCCAACCTGCCGCGCCATCTTCATAACGGTCTCGCTCGCTTCGTTATCGGTGAACGATTGCATCGGCTCGGTGAGATACGGCAACCTCGAGTTGCGCCATCGCCCAGGCTCTGCCGATGTGCCGCGTGGAATCTCGCGATAGAGTTCCGCCCATTCCGCGACGTTCAACCGCAACGGAGGAGCAAACAGCGCGAGTGTCTTGCTGACTATGCGGTCAACTGGTGATTTCAATCCTTGCGAGTGACGTAAACAAAAACAGAAAAACTAAAGCACGTAAATGCCAGCCAAAATCTAGCCCCTGCTGTTGGAGCTGTAGCTATCGCAAACGGAAAACAAGAGAGCGCAAGAATAGCGGCCATGTTTTTTAATTTATCAAGATTCATTTCGCATCCTCCTGCTCATGCATATAACAAACGTATTTCGTCACCGGAGTTAAACCGATATACGCAGGCTCAGAAACAATCCCTATCTTGTTTCGTGTGCGCATTTTCATCACTAATGAATTTCTATCTCCGCACGGCTCAATCGGAACGCCACACGCAACTGCAATCGCAAACTTCTCATGCTCCGCAAGCGATTCAACAGGCTTGTCTTTAAGGCTGCATTGCTTGGCGATTTCAATCATCTCGCGATATGCGCTGGCTGCAATGTCGCGCTTTGGTTCAGAAATTTCTGCACTGACTGAGACAGTGATGTTTTTCAGGTCTGATTTTTTAGCGCGATTGAAAGCCGACCATGCCGCATCGAATATCGCCATTCGCTGGTTGTGCGACGATGCCGCATTGAAAATATCGCATCGCAATTCTGAATACTTAATCAATTCATCTTTCATTTCGCATCCTGTTGTTCGACTTTCTCCGCTTCGTAATCCGGTTGTCTGCTCAATTCGTGCAACGACTCGTCAATCTCTTTCTGGATCTCGGCTTCAATCTCACGCTCGTTTTTGCAGAACGGAATTCTAGGTGCAAGCTTGTTGGGAATCGTAAGAAGTCTGCCTTTGCAAAGCTGAACGATGTTCGCCCATGCCCTTTCGACTTCGACCGCTTCAAGCGTGACGCCTTTGGCTTTGTCGAGCTGGATTTGTAGAAGCTCTTTTTCAATCCTGAGCTTTTCTTTTTTGTCATCAAGGTCAGTCGTTTTCTTCCGCGCCTTCTCTTGCAACCAGCGCACAATTTTCATCGTGATTTCTTCGCGTGGCAGGTTGCCTTTCTTGTCCACCGAGAAAACGCCTTCGCGCATGACGTGCGTGACGTTGGCATTCGTGCATCCTAACAGCGCGGCAATCTCGCCTTGTGAATCAAAGAATTCAATCCGTTCGCGCAATCGCTTGACGAGTCCTCGCAAGACTTCGACCTCGTCATAATTGCCGGCAGCGTCGGCCACGATGCCAAACTTTTTCAGTTCGTTCAGCCGCCCGACTTCAATGCCGAACTCAGCGGCGACTTGTTCGCGTGTTAGGGTTTGGCGCATTTGGTTAAACGAACTGAGTTGGTTGGTTTCGTCTCAGTCGTGTTGTTAGCGGTCATTCGCGTATGTCCGTTTGATGGTTTGCAGGATTTCGTGCGCGACCTGCGGGACGATTGAGTTTCCGATGGCGATGTTTCGATAAGCGTCCACCCCATCGGGTATCCCATGAGTTGCTCGCCAAACTCTGG